TATGTTTGCATAGATGATTATGCTGCAAAAGAATTGTCTACAGATGATTTGATGAAAATATTGGGATATGAAATAAAAGTAAAAATATGCGAAATAACTGGTGCAAAATGTAGTGAATGTATTCCAGTATGTAGTAGTTGGGAGATTAAATAGTATAAAAATTATGAGTAACTAAGGTATAAAAATAGGAGGTATAAAAGGGATGAATACAAATACTTTGAAATACTTAGAGAGTAGTGAGAATGAGAGAGTGAGAACAGTAGCAATACTAGCACAAAATGCAAATGTGGGTTTTAAAGAAGCAGAAGTGATGCTAGATGCTATGTTTGATGAATGTAAGCATCCAACCGGAGTACAAAGACAGTATGAACTAGCTATAAAAGCTGAATTTAATTGTTAGAGTAGGTGATGTAATTTGAAAATGCACTTTGCTGCAAATAAAGAAAATTTTTATGCATTTGCTTTAAGTATAGCTGCAGGGTTTAGTTCGGATAAAGCTCTTTCAAAAATGGGACTTTTAAAAACAAGGAGTGAAAGTCAAAAAGCCAGTCACCCAAGTAAAATTAGTCCCAATGAAAGAGAAAAAGTAAAAAGGCTGTATTGGGAAGAGGACATGACAGTTACTGAGATAGCGAAAATTTATGAATGTTCTGCAACAACCGTATTAAAATATCTAAATGAAAATAGTATCGAGGTAAAATCACGTGGAAGAAAAAGAATAGAGGTATAGCAACATGAAACTAATGGTATTAGATAAAAATAAGAAGCTTGGATGTGACAACAGCAAGTGGAGCTTTAAAGATGTGTTTAAAAAGCTTAAAGAAGAAGTTAACGAACTTGGTGAAGCAATAGAAGAAGGGGACAAGGATCATATAGCAGAGGAAGTTTTAGATGTAGTTCAAGTATGTATTGCAATATTATTTAAGTTGTTTATGAATGGAATAAATATTGAGGATGCTGTTCATAAACATAATAAAAAGTTAACAGATAGGTTTTGGAAACCAAAAGCTGTCATAAAGATTACAGTAAATAGAAAGTAAAAAATAGAGGTACAGGAGGATAAAAAATGAAAAAAAGAGATCTAGTCAATTTAAGAAAAGAGTTTAAATTAAGTAGCTATCTCATGCCTATAAAAGAAACATATAGTGTATATCTAAAGAAAGATAACGGGGAAATCATAACAAGAGAACTCAATTATTTTGAAATGATGGATACAGAAAAAAGAGAGCTCTATCTATCAAATTTTAAAAAGATTTTAACTGGAGCTATTGATACTAAAATTTTCGAATTAGACTTTAAGAACTCTCAGGAGGATAACTCAACAAACACTCAACATCTATTGCATGAGGCCATATCCTCAGGAAACAGTATAGTAGAGTATGCTGATAAGATAGTGGACAAAATATCTAATCATTTTACGTATGATACAGATATAGTAATAAATTTTGTAAGAGCAGAATATTACAAAGCAGCTAAAAAAGGAAGCAAAGAGTCGGAAGAATCTCCAGATGATTATGTTCAAGCTATTGAATTTATACTATGCAGCATAAACAAAGTTGATATTCCTAAGAAAGCCTTAAAGTTTGATTATAAAGAAATGGCTTTTAAAACTAATTCAGCCTTAGATACTGTAATAAATTTAAATTCACCATTAGATGGATTTATGTTTCCAAGTATTAATAGTGAATATATTGATGTCAATAAAGTAATATATTATTCTTCAAAATCTCAACAAATGAATCTTACCTTTGTAGAAAATGTGTTAGGGTGTGAGCTTAAGAATAGTGCATTACAAGAAAAGGAAAGCTTTAATATAATATTAAATATTGTTATTGGGGATAGAATTAAACCCGAAACTATGCAAGAAATATATGAGAGCATATATGAAAAACTTGAGTATCAAGAAGATGATGAAGAGCCAGTTATCAACATAAAAAGTTTAGAAGATATTTTAAACTACTGTGGTATAGAAAATACAGAAGCAGTCAAAGGTGCATTTAATGACGTTTGTGGTGGGGATTATGATTTTAAAATAAAAAATATAATTCCTGACTTTTACAGCAAGTCTATAAAGATTGAAAATGAGTATGCAACAGTAGAAATTACACCTGATAGACTTAACTTAATAAAACAAATAGTAACAGAAGAAGGCAAAAGATGTCTACTAATTGAACTAAATGAGGATGTTGAAGTAAATGGGTTTAAGCTAAAGAATGAAGCTTAATATAAAAAGTTAAATAAATAGAGAGCTGCGCAGTCTGGACAACTTATCAGCTCTCTAAATCTCACTTGAGACACTTGTATTATAACATAGTTGTCTCAGTGTAGCAATATAAGGAGGAAACATATGTATAGTGCAAGTAGTAAAGATGAAGTTGTAATTAAAATAATAGGGAAGTTATCGTTAGAGTTCCCGAACATGGATCAAATTAAGGCAAGAGGCATAGTGGAAGAAGTATTGTACAAATATGATATTGCGCCAACTGAGACAGCTTTAGTGGCAAGTGATGTAGAAGAAAAACTGCAAATATACTTAGCAACAAAGAGACTTGATGGATTAAGTGAGAAGACATTAAAAAACTATAATTATCAGTTATTGATATTTGCAACCCGTCTTAGAAAGCCATTAGCAAGTATCACCACCATGGATTTAAGAATGTACTTAGCTAATAGATGTGAGAAGTTAAAACCAAGCAGTGTAAATGGTCAAATCACAATCCTAAAGTCATTTTTCTCTTGGCTTTTTCAAGAAGAATATATACCTAAAAATCCAATGTTAAAGATTAAGAATACAAAGGAACCTAAGAGATTAAGAGATGCACTTAATGGTGAAGAAACTGAGATATTAAGACAAGCTTGCAAAACAAAGCGCGAAAAGGCATTACTGGAATTCCTGGTAAGCTCGGGAGCCAGACTCTCAGAATTAGTGAATATTGATATAAGTGCCATTGATTGGCACGAAAAATCTCTCCGTGTAATAGGCAAGGGAAATAAGGAAAGAAAAATATACTTCAATGTAAAAACAAAAATTCTTCTACAAAATTATTTAAAAGAACGAAAAGGTGATAATCCTGCTTTATTTACTGCTAGTAAATATCCTTTTGCAAGAATGGGTGGACGATCTATACAAAGAGAATTAAAAAAGATAGCAACTAGAGCAGGATTCGAAAAATCAATTTTCCCTCACTTAATGCGGCACACATTTGCAACCCATAGTATTAATGCAGGTATGGACATAACAGTATTACAACACATCATGGGTCACGAGACACCTCAAACCACTTTGATTTATGCTGCTCTTAATGATGAAAATATTAAACATGCGTATAAGCGAATCTCTTAGAAAGATGATTAAAAGTGAAATGACTTAAAGGAGGTGGTAATTTGGAATATAAAACAGAAGACAAATCAATTATAAAAATAAAGCATGATGGATCTGTAACACTTGCGACTGGAAAAAGTAAAAAAGAAACCCACTGGAAAAACAAAAATATGCTGTATTCAGCTTTAGTTGAAAAGCTTAGTAAAACTACAAGAACACCAGAGACGTATGCTGAATATAAAAAGCTTCCTAAGACTGATAAAGATAGAATCAAAGATGTTGGTGGATTTGTTGGAGGTTCATTAAAGAATGGTCGTAGAAAGGCTGAGAATGTAGCTAATAGAACTTTACTTACATTGGACTTAGACTATGTTGAAGGTGATATATGGTCCAGTGTAGAACTCCTGTGGGATTTTGCATGTGTCATGTATTCAACTCATACGCATGCACCAGATAACCAAAGATTAAGAATAGTTATTCCACTATCAAGACCTGTGCTTCCAGATGAATATCAAGCTATAGCTAGAATGGTTGCAGATGATTTAGGAATAGACCAATTTGATGATACAACCTATGAACCGTCAAGACTTATGTATTGGCCAAGTACTTCAAGTGATGGTGAATATATATTCAAAGTCCAAGATTTAAAATGGCTGGATCCTGATGAAGTGTTAGCAAGATATACATTTGGATGGCAAGATGTAAGTTATTGGCCAGAAAGCAGCAGAGCTAGGGCAAAGTTAAATAGTGCTATTAAGAAGCAAGAAGACCCACTAGAAAAGAAAGGTATTATAGGGGCTTTCTGTAGGACCTATAGTATTAGTGAAGCGATAGCAGAGTTCCTAAGTGATGCTTATACTGCTGGTGCTGATGATACAAGATACACATATACAGAAGGAAGTACCACCGGTGGAGTTGTAGTCTATGAAGATAAATTCAGTTTCTCTCATCATGGTACGGACCCAACTTCAGGAATATTGTGTAATGCCTTTGACTTAGTAAGAATCCATAAGTTTGGTTCTTTAGATGATGAAGCTAAAGAAGATACTCCAGCGAATAGATTACCTTCATTTGGTAGGATGTCAGAGTTTGCAAGTGCTGATAAAAAGGTGATGCAGACTTTAGGTAAAGAACGTATGGAGAAAGCCCAAGAGGATTTTGGAATAGTTGAAGCTGAAGAAGAATTAGAAACTGAATGGGTAAAGGAACTAACTTACACAGACCAAGGAAAAATAAGAAGTACTATAAGTAACTTCTTGCTAATAATAGAAAATGAACCCTTGCTCAAAGGTAGAATAGCTTACAATGAATTCTCTAATAGAGCTGTAGTGCTGGGGAAACTTCCTTGGAGAAGTAAAGACAATAAATCAGATTGGAATGATACTGATGATAGTGGACTTAGAGAATTCATTGAAAAATACTATGGAATAAGTTCAACTGCAAAATGTGCAGATGCATTAGTTCTATCATTTGAAAAACACGCATTCCATCCAATTAAAGAGTACCTAAACGACCTTCTGTGGGATGGGGTTGAGAGAATAAACACCTTATTTATAGACTACTTAGGAGCCGAGAATAATTCATATGTAAGAACAGTATCAAGAAAAATATTAGTTGCTGCAGTAGCAAGAGTGTTTGTTCCAGGGATTAAATTCGATAACATGCCGGTGCTCTCAGGACCTCAAGGGTTAGGTAAGAGTACTATTATTAAAAAACTAGGAAAGGGTTGGTACTCTGATAGTTTAACAACTGTGAGTGGTAAAGAAGCCTATGAACAATTACAAGGTGTATGGATGCTAGAAATGGGTGAAATGATGGCCACTAAGAAAGCAGATATTGAAGCAACCAAACACTTTCTATCCAAGACAGAAGATATATACAGAGTGGCTTATGGTAGAAGGACAAGTAGATTCCCTAGACAATGTGTGTTTATAGGTACAACTAATGACAGAGAGTTCCTAAGAGATAAAACGGGTAATAGAAGGTTTTGGCCAGTGGATGTTGGGGTAATAGAGAGAAAAAAGAGTGTATTTAAAGACTTAACAGATTATGAAATTGATCAAATATGGGCTGAGGCTTTAGAGCTCTGGAAGAATGATGAACCATTGTACTTAAATAAAGAGGAAGAAAAAGAAGCACAAAAGCAGCAGGATTCTCATAGTGAGGAAAGCGCAAAAGCCGGATTAATTCAAGAATACTTGAATAGACCTATCACAGATAACTGGTACAGTCTAAGTATTGCTGAAAGAAGAAACTATATACATGGCTCTGATTTTGGAGACATATCAGAGGGCAATATAAGAAGAGACAAAACATGTGTAATGGAAATATGGGTGGAACTTTTTAATGGTGATCCTAAGCAACTTTCACCTATGACTGCAAGAGAAATAAATGATATTTTAGGTAGTTTTAGTGAATGGGAAAAGAGTAAAAGTTCAATGAGATTTGGTAAAACATATGGTACTCAAAGAGGTTTTATTCGTAAAATATAATGTCAACAAAGTTGTAATTACATTTATTGTAAGTGTCAACAATGTCAACAGAAAAAGTACTCTTGTTGACACGTGTGTTGACATTCTAAAGCAAGTAATGACAATGGTTAAGAGATTATTGTCAACAATGTCAACAAAAAATATTATATAAGTAGTATTTATATTATTAGGCGTATATACGTAAACGCCTATACGCCTAATACACGTATATAGGTCTATATAGAAAATTTGTTGACATTGTTGACACTTAAAAGAAAGAGGGTAATTTGAAAATGGCAAATAGAAAACAATTTTCAGATTTAGATAATATTAAAAAATTAGGAATACTACTAAAGGTTTCAGATACAGCTTTACAAGAAAGTTTAGTCTTACTATCTAATTCATTAAATAAAACTGATGCTTTAGTAAAAAGAATTAATAATGTGTCTGAAAAAGTATCAGCACTAAGATCAGATATAGATGATGCTTTAGTGAAAATCATAGACATAGATTTATATAGGTCACTTTCAGATAATGATTTAAATAAACTGATGTATCCAGATTTAAATGATGAAGAATGTATAAGAACTTTACAGGAAATGAAAAGGTGATATAAGTGTATGAAGCCAGAATTGAAAAAAGACTAAAAAAGGAAGTAGAGAAGATAGGTGGTAAAGCATTAAAGTTTGTTAGTCCAGGGGTGTCAGGAGTGCCAGATAGGATTGTTCTTTTACCACATGGAAAGATTATTTTTATAGAACTTAAAGCAACAGGAGAAAAACCAAGAGCAATACAAGATTATAGAGCAAAAGAGTTAAGAGCTTTAGGGTTTAGAGTTGAGTGCATAGATTCGATTGAAAAAATTATGGATTTTATAAGTGAGGTGAGAGGTAATGCAATTTAAACCACATGAATACCAGCAATATGCCATAACTCACATTATAAATAATCCAGCAGCAGGTCTTTTTCTAGATATGGGATTAGGAAAAACAGTAACAACACTTACAGCAATAGATGATTTATTATTCCTTGGAGAAGTAAATAAGCCTTTAGTTATAGCACCACTTAGAGTTGCGGAAGATACATGGACTACTGAGGTAGCTAAATGGGATCACCTTAATCACCTAAGAGTGTCAAAGGTTTTAGGAACTCCAAAGCAAAGAATAAATGCAATGGCTAAAAGAGCAGATATTTATGTTACAAATAGAGAAAATGTAGAATGGTTGGTTAAAAATTATTTTAATAATTGGCCTTTTGATATGGTGGTTATAGATGAGCTATCAAGTTTTAAATCATCTAAAGCAATAAGATTTAGGTCATTGAAGAAAGTAAGACCATATTTTAAAAGAATAGTAGGCCTTACAGGGACACCAGCACCTAATAGTTTAATAGATTTGTGGCCACAGGTTTATTTACTTGATGGTGGACAAAGATTAGGTAAGACTATTACAAGTTATAGAGAGCAATATTTTAAGCCAGGAGATAGAAACCAGTATGTAGTTTATAACTGGAAACTTAAAGAAGGTGCAGAAGATGCAATTCATAAAAAAATAGGTGATATATGTATCTCTATGATGGCAAAGGATTATTTAAATATTCCAGAAAGAATTGATAACACAATAGATATTAATCTATCTGAAAGTGCAATTAAAAAATATAAGCAATTAGAAAAGGATCTAGTCTTGGAGCTTGGAGAAAATGACATAACAGCATCTAATGCAGCAGTACTTACAAACAAGTTACTGCAAATGTCAAATGGAGCTATCTATTCAGAAAACAAATCAGTTATTGAAATCCATGAAGAAAAACTTAAGGCATTATTAGATATCATAGAAGCAGCCAATGGTAAACCAGTGTTAATATTCTATAGCTTTCAACATGACTTTGACAGAATAGTTGATTTTCTAAAGTCTAAGAAATTAAAAGCTGTAGGTTTAGAGGACTCCAAGGATATAGCAGAATGGAACAAAGGTAATATACCAATACTTTTAGTTCATCCAGCTTCAGCAGGACACGGTTTAAATCTCCAGTATGGTGGAAATATCATAGTCTGGTTTGGACTTACATGGAGTTTGGAATTATATCAACAGGCCAACGCAAGACTTCATAGACAAGGACAGAAAGATAATGTTGTTATTAATCACCTAGTTACAAAAGGAACAGTTGATGAAGATGTTATGAGAGCTTTAGGAAATAAAGAGGTAAATCAAAATATGTTACTGGAAGCTGTTAAGGCGAGAATTAAAGAGTATAAAGATGTTACTGAATAATTTTTGAATCATAGGAGGAATAAGTATGAAAAACAATAAGACTAATAAAGTTAATGTAGATGAATTAATAAATAAGGCAGCCAAAGAAGCAGCAAAAGAAACGCTTCAGGAACTAAAAAATAGCAATTATATAAAAAATAACTTAAGTTATTTCAGAAAAGTAGAATTGATTTTGTTAAATTATAAAATGTTAAAAGATGCTGTGAATCAAAAGGATGAGGATATAGAATATATAGAAAAGCATGGTCTACCACAAAAGTCAGGATCTATTGTTATATATCAGACTGGCGGTGGTAATATGAGTTCTCAAGAAAGATATATACAATTAATCGAAAAATATAAGCTAGAAAAATTAGAAACTGAAAGAGAGATTAGAAGAATAGATAATGCTTTAGATAAGGTGAAAAAGGACAAGTATTATAAGATAATAGAATTTAAATATTTAAATTCAGAAGATCACGTAACAGATGACCAGATAGCAGAGGAACTATCTGTAGATCAATCTACGATAACAAGGAATAGAAAAAGATTAATAAATAGTTTAAAGACTATATTGTTTCCAGAAAGCATAAAGGAATTTGCATAATACGTGCATAATTAGTGCCATTGATATGTTTTATATTATATAGTAAGATTGTATTATGCGATTATTGGACATAGTTAACAATAATATTATAAATAAGCACTTGGAGAAATCCGAGTGCTTATTTTATTTTAAGAGGTGAAGTAATATGAATAAAGAGATTTGTGACTATTATGAGCCAAAGAAGAGAAGTGATAAGATGTGCAAGCATTTTACAGGTAACATAAATGATAAAAGAGCTGTAGCTAGATGTAGACACTACTGCAGTATTATAGATTGTAAGAATGCTATGGGACATGATAGCTATAGAAGACATAAAGGAGCTATTAAAAGTAGGTGACTAAATAGTGGCTAAAGAGTTTGCAAAGAAGTTCTATAAAAGTAAAACATGGAAGAGCTGCAGAGATAGTTATTTCATACACAGATATGGTCTATGCGAGAGATGTAGTAAGCCTGGTAAGATAGTTCATCATAAAGAGAAGCTAACACCAGCTAATATAAACAATCCTAAGGTATCACTTAACTGGGATAAGTTAGAATTATTATGTCAAGACTGCCACAACAAAGAACACATGAGTAATGGAGTTACACAATATGGTTTGATGTTTGACAGTGAAGGTAATTTAATAAAGCAATAATCAAATTGCCCCCCAGGGTACTTAATTAGAACGTATCGGCGGAGACCGTGAGTCCCCCATTCAAAAAACACAAAAGCTCTTCTATAAGGGGGTGTGGTATCCAAGGGCAAAGAAAGGCAGGTGAATTTAATGAACGATACTGAAACAAAAAAAGAACTGTCAAAAGAAACAAGAATTAGTGTAGAAATAAAAAAACTTAATAAAATGTTTACTAAAGTGGATGCTAAAACTAAAAAAGCAGTTCATTCGCTCATTGAGAATGCCGCCTTCATGTCAGTTACATTGGAGGACTTACAAGAAACTATTAATGGTGAAAATGGTCTGGTGTCTAAGTATCAAAATGGCGAAAATCAATGGGGGACTAAGAAATCTCCAGAAGTTGAAATATACAATACAATGATAAAAAATCATATGGCAGTTATGAAGCAGTTAACGGATCTATTACCTAAACAAAATAATAAGTCAGAGGATGACGGATTTGATGAATTCGTGAACAACAAATGAGAAGTCAAAGATTGAGAAAAATTGTATATGAAGAAACTTATAATCCTATAGTAGAGTACTGGAACTGGATACAAAGTAATAAGGGAAAAGTAAGTCTAAAAGTATATAAGGTATATAAAGAGCTTATAAGAATAATATTAGATCCTAAGTCAGAGTGGGAGTTCAATCCTAAAAAATCAAATCATGCTATAGAGTTTATTGAAAATTATTGTAAACATTCTAAAGGTAAAATGGGAGGTAAGCCTTTTATACTTGAGCTATGGCAAAAAGCTTTAGTTGCTGCGACTTTTGGTATGGTCCATAAAATAGATGGTACTAGAAAGTACCAAGAAGTAATGCTTGTGGTTGCTAGAAAGAATGGTAAATCAACTCTGGCAGCCGCAATAGGTTTATATTTGCAGATAGCAGATGGCGAACCCGGTGCTGAGGTGTATGCATGTGCAACTAAAAAAGATCAAGCTAAAATAATATGGTTAGAAGCTAAAAGAATGGTTAAAAAGTCACCTGTATTGCTTAAGAGAATAAAACCTCTTGTAAGTGATATGGTAAGCGAATTTAACGATTCTTTTTTTAAACCTCTTGGAAGAGATTCTGACTCATTAGATGGTTTAAATGTTCACGGAGCTTTACTTGATGAAATACATGCATGGAGTGACCAGAACTTATATGATGTTATAGTTGATGGTACAACAGCTAGAGAGGAACCTTTAGTATTTGTAACAACTACAGCTGGAACAGTAAGAGAATGTGTGTATGACTTAAAGTATGATGAGGCCGAAAGGCTCATAAATGGCTTTGAGGATTCTGAAGGTTATAAAAATGAAAGATTTTTACCTATAATTTATGAACTAGATGAGAGAAAAGAATGGACTGAGCCTGAGTGTTGGCAAAAAGCCAATCCAGGACTAGGAACTATCAAAAAGCTTGACCAGTTAGAAAACAAAGTAAATAAGGCAAAGTCAAATTCTAAATTGGTTAAGAACCTTTTGTGTAAAGACTTTAATATTAGAGAGACTAATGCAGATGCATGGCTAAGTTTTGAAGATGTGAACAACACTGAAATCTTTGACATGGAAGAGTTGAGAAATACCTATGCAATAGGTGGCTGCGACTTATCTGCAACAACTGACTTAACATGCGCAACTTTATTAATCATGAAACCAGGAAGTAATAAAAAGTATATACTGCAACAGTACTTCCTTCCTGAGGAACTTATAGAAAAGCGTGCTAATGAAGATAAGATACCATATGACATTTGGAGAGAAAGAGAACTACTTACAGCTTGTGAAGGTTTTAGAGTTGATTTTTCAGATGTTACAGCGTGGTATGTAAAAATGATGGAGGAATATGACATAACTCCATTATGGATTTACTATGATAGGGCATTAGCAGGTTATTGGGTTGATGAAATGAAAGGTAAAGGCTTCAATATGGTCAAGTGCGCTCAAGGAGCTTTAACGTTTAGTCAGCCGATGAGAATGATGGAAGCAGATTTGAAATCTAAAATCATTAATTACAACAATAATCCTGTTTTAAAATGGTGTTTAACAAACACTACAGTTAAATATGATGATAATGACAATATAAGACCTATTAAAGGCAAAAATCAAAGAGCACGTATTGATGGCATGGTAAGTCTCCTTGATGCTTATGTAGGACTTGGAGAACACTCAGAGGATTATCAAGCATTAGTCGGATAGAAAGGTGGTGAGGCATTGGTAAAAGAGCGAAGAAGCTTATTTTCTATGATATTCGGGAATAATAAACCAAGACAACCTACAGGGCAAGCAACTCAGCTTAAAATGATGAATGGCTATATGCCTATATTTAGTCAATTTGGAAATGAAGCATATGCTAGTGATGTAGTAAGAGCAGCAGTAGATGCTATAGCAAGGAATGCTGCTAAACTTCAGCCAAAACACATGAGACGTAATTTTAAAGATGGAACTGTTTCATTAGTTGATGATAACTTGCAGTACTTGTTGAGTGTCCAACCTAATCCGTTTATGAATGCATATATGTTTCGTTATAAAGTTATAACTCAGTTATATATGCAAAATAATGCTTTTATATACATTAGGTTAGATTCCAAAGGTAATATAAAAGGATTTTATCCTATAAATGCTTCAAATACTGAGTTTCTTGAATATAATGGAGAAATATTTGCGAGGTTTACATTTATGGGTGGAGACTATATCACGGTACCATATGTTCAATTAATTCATCTAAGAAGGTTCTTTTACAAAGATGATATTTTTGGTGAAACAAATGATTATGCTTTATATCCTACATTGGAATTAATCCATACTACTGACCAAGGTATTGTTAATGCTATAAAAACTTCAGCCTTTATAAGAGGTATATTAAAGTTTACCCAGATACTTAAAAGACAAGATAAAAAAGATAGAACAAAAGATTTTATGGATGATTATATGAACATTAATAATAATGGCGGGG